TTTGACCTTGAAATCTACCGATACATTCACTACTCCACCATTATTGTTAGTGGTAGTTTTATATTTACCAGTAGAAACAAGTTGCTTAGCCATCCACTCCATACGAGCATTGACCCCATCTATACAGAATTGAGGGTCTTCGTATATCTTACGAATAAGCTGAGCTTTGATACCTGCATTCGTAGGATAAGTAGCTACTGAATTACGGAGTTGTTGAATAGTCAAAAGGTCTCTTTCATTCAAATCACGAGCAATTTCTATCTTTGGGATTTCCCCTTTGATGTTTTCTACAAAATCACGCCCTTTACGAGGTGCTTTTGAGCCAATCGCTACAATGTCCGCCATTACTTTAGCCCCATCAGCTCCCTCAATATTTGAATAAGTGAGGTTAGGATTGAACTCCAAAGGAAAATACTCACGATAACGTAAATCTCCTAATGGATAGGCTTGAATAATAGCATTCATATTAGCCTGAGAGAACTCAGGAATAATGTTGTTTGCATTAATATTCATATGCTTTTAATTTTTTAAAAGGTTATTAAATAAATGAGATACGAGGCAAGGCCGTGCGTAGGAATGCCACCCCTGCCTTTTCTTTGTCAGGTAGTGCATCTTTTCGTGCTGTTCCCGCCATTACGACCGCTACAAGTGGCATATCATCAATGACTACATCGTGAGCGGTTAGCCCTAATGCTCCTGCGGTATTGGCTTGTGAAAGGTCTTCTTTTACAACCTTGAAAGATCCTTCAGTATGAGGCATTACGAGCGTTCCTGCTGGAATAATGCCATCGGTAAAGCGTTCCTTAGCAGTGGTAGGGTCTATATGCACCCCGCCAGGGTAGGTAACGTCCAACTGGTCAAATACGACTATTTGGCGACCTGCTTTTTCTGAAATTTTAACTTCATTCATAAGTGTTTACTCTTTTTTTAAATTATTGTTAATATACGCTTGTACATCAGCGGATACTCCGTTGTTATCTGTTCCTCCTCCTAATACTGAACCTGAAAGAGAGGAAAGCCCTGTATTAGCTTGAGTTTGCAAAAACGCCTGCTCATCGGCTTTTAGTTCGTTTACAAAGGCATTCATTTCTTCATCGTCTTTGAAAGTACGCCCTAAGTGGTGTTTGTAGAATGGTTCGGAAACCCCCTGCGTTTTGAGTTGGTTTAGGAAATGCTCCTTAGCACTTTGTTGTTGCTTTTCTTCTTGGAATGCTTGAATAGCCTTACCTTGATTGGTAACTGCTTCCAAAAGACCCTTCGCCCACTCTGGCATTTCATCAGGTTTTGGTTCTGTGGAGGGAGTAGGTGGGTTTTGAGGATTTGGATTAGATTTAGCCCTCTCTTGTTCGAGTTCTTTCTCTAATTTCTTGCGAGCTTCCTCAGCTTTTGTAAGGCTTGTGCGCCCTTTGTCGGCTACTGATTGCAATAGCTTGACTTCTTCCTCAACACCTTTAACGGCATTTTCGATTTCCGTATCGTCTTTAACCGCATTCGCTAAACGAGTAGCAATTGCTTTTAAAATGTTTTCCTCTAGCCCCAAGTGCGCATACTTGGTTTTGAGTGATTGTAATAATTTATCTACCATAGATGTACAATATTTAATATATGCAAAGGTACACAAGGGCTTGATTATAAGTGTTATATTAGTTTGTTTAAAATTTGTTCTTTTTTTGTATTTTTTTTGTTTATATTTTTATAAAAGAAAAAAGCCCTCGTAATGAGGGCTTACTTTTTACCGAAACAACTTAAATCTCCATAAGAGCAATGCAAATACACCAAGTAATAAAGCTCCTATTATAAGTGCAATAGGTATTGTTTTGACTTCTTTTTGCACTTCCTTTTTATGCTCTGTATAAATATTTTTAGTCTCGGATTTTTTACTTATCTTATTATCTATATAAAGAGTACTATCAGCCTGCTGTAGGCTCTTAGAATGGTTTTCTATGGTTTTAATTGTAACCTTTCCGCCCTGTACTCTTATAGTCTCGCTGTCTCCGTCTCGTGCACGATAATATACTACATCTTTAGCATTTCCTACACTATCCTTATCACTTTCAAGAGTGATTTCATACAATTGAGATTGCTGTATCTCAAAAGTGCTTACCTTTTGGGCTTTTTCTACTCGTGTGGAGCTGTCTTTTATCTCCTTTCTTTCGCTCTTTTGATCTTCTTTCAGCTCGGTTCGGTTTATTTTTTTGCTCCTGCAAGAAGTAAGCAACATAAGGGCTAAGAGTAAATACAAAATCTTTCTCATACATTTCTATTTAATTTTTTCAATTTCTTTAATGAGTTTTTTCAAACTCTCTGCATAGTTAGGAGCAGTGGCATAACCTGCCTTTGCTACTTCATCTGCAAACTTATACGGGTCTGCTTTGACCTCCAACGCCTTTGCGTATCGCTTGTTCCTGAAGAAGAATTGTGCGTGGTTGGTAAAGCATTCTTCGGGAGTTTCATATTTCATAAACCAATCACGTACGATATACAGATATTTGCCGTCTGTACGTTTGGTAATGCTAATCACTTCAGGAAACCTATGCTTTTCATTGGGAGAGGTCAATATTTCTGTAGTTCTTAGGAGTTGCTTTTTCTCATTGGGAGTGTTTTTAGTAGCTTTTACACCAAAAAACATATTACCTGGCACGCTCTTACCCCAACCACTCTCCAAACCTGCTTGTGCAAGGATAAAGAGGTGAGAAATACCTGTCTTTCGCTCTGTTTCCAATGCGTAGGGCTTGTAAGTTCTGATAAAATTAAGCTGTGTTTGGTTCATTGTCTTCTGTTTTAGGTTCACTTGTTTTTGTTCCGTTGATTTCATCAAAGAAATCTTTCAATTTACCCTCCCTTTCATAGTTATAAAGGGCTTTCATTATGAATTGAGGAGGAAACTTCCCATTTGTAAGAATAAATGCGTTCTTTAGGATTTTACTCACTGGATATAATAATGTAGTGAGTTGTACTACGCTTTTAAATATCTTACCCATTTCAGATTCATCAAGAGGAATATTAAGCAAGGATAAGGAAATATATACAGCAACTATAATAAATACCATTTCTGTATTCTTGACAAGAAATTCCTTGATGTCAAACGTTCCTGTCTTAAAATGATATACCCCCCCTACCAAAGCATTGATTAATAGTGCTGTACATATACCTGCATAAAAAAACTCGTTTTTGTCTTTCCATATAGAGAAATACGAGTACAGCATTAACAAAGGAATACTCTTGAAAAAGGCAATGAAGAAGTAATACACTCTATCTCTGAGATGTATTTTTTCATCAAAGTAAAAAAGTAGTACTATAGGAGTTGCCCATATAGCAATTTTCATTTTGGCTTTTAAAAACCATTGTAAAATTTTATTCATAGATTGTAATTAATTATTTAATTATTGTCCCCAAAACCACCATACACCCCTTACTTTGAGATAGTCGAGGTTGTTTTGATTGTTATAGGCTTCCCTTTCAAAGATGATATTTCGGTAAGCCTTATCCCAATTACGATAACGTAAATACTTGAAAAGAAAATCAAGAAAATACCAGATATAGAAAAAGAGTACCAGTAATTCCTTTTGTTGTCGCAAGTGGATACATTCGTGATTGATAAGCTCTTTATCGTACTTATCACTATCGTTACGAACGAAGATGAAAGGATATAGGGTGATTGCCCTATACCCTTTTGGTACGAGAAACCTATTCTTCCGTATCATTGGATTTTGATTTTTCGGTATTTTCTCCTTTGAGAATAGAAGTACAAGTCTCGTGAATGTGCTTTATCAAATCAATATCCGATGGTTGGAAATTGTTGTTTTGCATATTGAAATCGTGCTTGGTTACTGTTCCTTGTAAATAGGAATAGCTTCCTTGCGTTTCAATGTTTTTCTGTACAGAGAATGCCACTGCTTGTGGGTTTTGGTCTTTCTCAAATTCATAAGAGTACATTACATTTGCTCCTTGTACTTCTTCTTGTGCGGTGATACGCGTTGTTTTCTGAATGATTTGCATGATATATAAAATTTTAGATTTTTTAGTTTATATTTATTTTATCTTATTTTTTTAATTA